TTTTCGACTGCCAACATGCAATCTATATCAACTAGTGAGCCCAATTTGTTTGGTGGCTTCCACACTCTGGTGTGTCAATCAATATGTACGTGTGCTTCTATACGAGAGCTTTTTCCACAGCGGTATTCTAAGTCTGGCCCGCCAACCTTATGTGTTGGAATGTTTTGCCTGTATGTGATGTTCTAGCAATGCCTGTTTGAGCTTGTCTGATCCGCCTACTCTAACATTAATGATTCCATTATAGTAATCATCTGTTTCAAGTACTCGCCTGTCAAATTGTTCTCGTGCCTCTATGTAGGACATTTCGCCCCTACCTTTACATAGGTATAATATTTCTCTTGTAAATTTGTCTTCGCCTAGTTCAGCAACATCTGCGTTTAGTCTGTCACTGGATCCCCAGTAAGTTCGCCAATCGCTTTCTTTGGTGCCGCGTCTTTTATTTTTTTTGCCTTTTAAGGGTGGCTTAGTGGTTTTAAATTTTGCTAGTTTCTTGCCTACGTACTTCTGATCTGTAGTGGTATTTGTGATGAGATAAACAAATCCTTCGTATTCGTCTGGTATATTATCTATCTCTTTGCCTTCATAAGTCCACTGCATCAATGTACTTATTGTTTGCCTTGTTTTTCAGCCTCTTTCTTGATACTATAGTCATCGTGTATCTCATCCATACGTTCTTTTGCAAGTTTACGTATTTCACGTAACCAACGTCTGCTGGCTGCGTGAGTCCTGTGAGACTTACGTGACTCAAATGCCTCGCTTGCCTTAAAATATTCCATGTAAGCCTGTGTTAACTTATCATGTGTGTCGTCATCTATCATTCTACAACTTCAACATCATTCTCGTAACTAGTAAATCCGTTTTCTTTTACAACTTTTAGTATGTGATTAACTCTACCTACAAGCTCGTCTTTGTGTGAGATAAGGTAAATGTTTTTCTGTCTTTCACGTGCCATCTTCTTAAGAACACTTAATGAACTTTCAACGCCAGCAGTGTCCATACCACTATCAATTAATTCATCAATAAACAACAAGTTGATATTTTGATATAAACTTTCCCAAACATCTCTAAATGCAAACGACAATCCTAAGATAAGCCTGTTACGTTCGCCTCTTGACAAGTTGTCAAAGTCTAAGTCTTGACCTAATTGTGTAATTTCAACATTTAAATCATTTTGAAATACAACTTGATGTGGAAGACCTAGTTTATCTAAGTAATAAGTTAGCCTGTTGTTAAGATACATTAGATTTTGTTCAATAATTTTCTTACGAATAAAACTATCTTTATTTGTAAGTAGTTTCAACAAAAAGTCTTGATGTTCTTTGTACGATGTAAGATCATTAACTGCTCCCCAATTAATTTCTTGTATAGCACTATTGTTTAGTTCGTCAATCTGTGCTTGGTATGGGTCTTGTTCGTCTTTCTTAGACTCCCAAGCAGTAGTTAAACTATCAACATTTTGTCTATGCTCGTATGCTTCTTTAGCAGTTTCATAAAATGTATTAGGCTTTCCGTTAATATCACCAATTTCTTTAAGTGCTTTTAGTACCTCTTCTAGTTTACCAGCAACTTCGGTTTGATATGCAGTTGCATCTTCAAGTTCTTTTTGTTTTTTAGTTTCAATTTCTTTTTTCTTATCTGCATGAAGTTCTTGACCACAAGTGTAACATGTTGCTCCGTCTAAATCTGTAATATCTTTTTGAGCTTTATCAACACTGTTAGTAGCACGTAGCAATGCTGAATCAAGTGTACTTTTTTCTTTGTTAAGAGCTGTAATCGCTTTATTATGCTCATTCCAATTTGCAAGTTTTTCATGTGAATCAAGTTCACTTTCGATATCTAAGTGTTCTAATTCGTCGATTGCTTCACGTAGTTTTACTATATCAGTTGTACGTTTAGATAACCAAGCCTTTTGATTACTCTGCAAACTACTAATAGTTGTTTCAATCTTACTGTTAGCAGATTGAATTGCTTCAATCTTTAACGTTTCTTGTGTAATTGAATCTTTAGTCTGCTTAACTTGTTCTTTTAAATTATCAGCCTTTTCAGAAAGTATAGTAATACCTAATAATTGCTCAATAATAGCACGTTGATCGTTAGTACGCATTGCAAGGAACGGTTCTGAATATGTATTCAATGCAACAATATGCTTAAACATATCATGCGACATGCCTAGCAAAGTATTTAGGTATTCTTGTGTTTTTCTACTGTCACCTTGTGACTCATCTTCAACCTGTTCTTCATTATTAATAAAAAACTTAAAGAATGTAGGAGAACGACCTCGTTCAATTCGATATTGATTACCATCTTTTTCAAAATCAAGACTAACTACCATACCTTTTGAATTAGTTTTATTAATTAAGTTATTGCGTTTGATATTTGTAAGTGCTGTACCGTATAGTGCATAGGATAATGCGTTAATAATAGTAGTCTTACCAGTACCATTACGTGATCCGCTATCATCGCCTCCTTGATCTAGATTCTCACCAAGTACTAAGGTTAGTTTTTCTTTGTTAAAGTCTACGGCCTGGGTTTGATTGCCCACACTCATGAAGTTTTTTACGGTTAAATCTTTAATACGTATCATAAGTCAGTATATATGTCCAATAGCATTTTTTTATTAAAGTTATCACTATCAATTGCTGTAATTTCTTTAGATACTATTTCGTCAACACTTTCAAATGCTGTAATATCTAAGTCTGTAGTAATTTCTTCGATTTGTTTTTGTGGTATTAGTGTAATTTCGCGGCAGTTGTGTTGACTAATATAAGTTTCTTTAATAAACTGTGCTTCTTCGTAACTAATCGGCACATCAATAGTAACACGTAAGTACATCTTAGGCTTAATAACATCTGAATTTGGATCTAATAACTTACTAAGTGTAGTTGTTCGATATTTAGGACAGTTCCACCAGTTAATATATTCAGGTTCTTTGTTATTTTCACGATCAAGTATCATCATACCACGTTCGTCATCCCATGCATCCGCATAGTTGTGAGGAAATGCATTACCAATATAATGTATCTTGCCTTGTACTTGACGTTTGTGGAAATGTCCACTAAAAACGTATTCTTGATGCTTAAAGTGTTGCGGACGCAAGTCTCCATGATCAGGCATTTGTACCATAGCATTCATATAAAAGCTAGGTAACTCAAAATGACCAAACATATACTTAGATTTTACTTTTTCTATCTTTTTCCATTCGTCGCCAACTAACCAAGGCACTAGTGTAACATCATCTTCAGTATACATTTCATCAACAAATGTAATACCATCGATATGTTTACCGAATATAGTAGAACTTACATCACGTTTGTCTTTATAATACAGATCGTGATTGCCTACAAACATATAAAACTTATCAAATGCTTTACCTAGTTTTTCTAAACTACGAATAGTTGCATCCATAGTAGTTAGATTAAGACTGTTTCTATTATGATGCCAATCTCCGCAGAAGATGCCGGTCTCACAACCGTTCTTTTGTGCTTGTTCGATGTACCAGTCTACAAATTCTTCACAATCATTGTTGTGAACTTTACTATTACCTTTTAATCCAAAGTGGATGTCAGTAAAGACGGCTGCTTTCTTAAACAAAATGAATTCTCCATACTATTAACAATATATTACTATCTTTTTAGTCTAATGTCAAGTTTTTTTGGTGGCTTTGTTTGCTATATCATGCTCTCGCTTCATAGCAGCTTCCCATTCAGCATTATGTTGTCTAGTATAACTTGGATTCATGTCGTTCATTTCTAAAATATCATCTCTGATATTTTGATTACGTTTTTCTAAATTAATGACACGTACAAAACTGTTAGTAACTGCGGCTGTGTAGTATGCAAAAGGATTATTAGACTTACTTTCGTCAAACTGCAATCCAATTTGTGCTAACTGTAATATTGCTTGCCCACGCATTTCGTCATTGTAAGTGTATCCACGTACATTACCTCTAGTTGCGTATCGTTCACACAGTTTTATCCACATACGAGCAAGTTCATTTGTTGCTTTAGCGTGTTTCATACTAAAGTGGCCGTTTTCCATGCCGCCTTCCCAATGGCTTTTACCAATTAACACTAATTCGCCTTCGTCGTTAAACTTGTAATGCTGAAATGGAGGAAAATTTAGTTTAACTTTAGTGTCTGCTATTGTTTTAGGGTTCTTTTTACGTCCCGGCTCTTCTGGAATATGATCAAATGTCATAATACGGAAAATCAGTTCTTCTTTTGTAATCTTTCTATAATCTACTTCGCATTCTGCTTGTTTTACTTTTTCCCCAGCTAATTTTCTAGCCTCAAAGTCTGCCAATGTTAATCTTTTTGCTTTATTTCGCTTCGCTTCTGCAATAGTTCGTATATTAATTTTAGCAGTATCGAGTAATATAATGTCATATTGATTGTAAGTCGGCTCTATAAAACTACAAAAAGCACTTTTTGACTTGTGTATTTCCTTTAGCATGTCTTTATTGTTAAGATAATTTTTTCTTCGCATTAATTTCTCCAAGTTATTACTCTATTATAAACTACGTATATAATTTTGTCAACTAAATAATAGTATAATAGGAGAACTAATTATGGCATTCGGCGACAAACTCAAAGGCGTTGTTCAATCTAATGTTAAGAACTTTACAAGCGACATTGAAAACAAGGCTTCAAAATTTGGCAATAATCTTGTTAACAATGCTCTTGATAATGCTTTGGGCGGCGGCGCTGCAAGTATATTAAAGTCATTACTTGGAGGACCATCATCTAACCCAACATTAAAAACAGAAACTGCTGCACAGCCTCCTGGCACTAGTAGCGATTGGCGAGTCCGATTAAGCATACCGTCAACAATGCCTAAAGATGGTATACTTAAACCACTTGACGCAACTGACGGATTAGTTTTTCCATATACTCCTACAATATTAATTCAGCATTCAGCTAATTACGATGCAATGCATCCTACACATAGTAATTATCCTTTTCCACAGTACCAGAACAGCCAAATTGACGATATTGTTATTACAGGCGACTTCTTTTGCGAAAATGCAGTAGATGCACAGTATTGGGCAGCTACGCTTCATTATCTAAGAAGTGTTACTAAAATGGCATACGGAAAAAGTGCAAATGCTGGTGCACCACCGCCTATCGTATTTTTAAATGGGTACGGAGATTTTGTATTTCCAAATGTTCCGGTTATTATTAAAACATTTAGTGTTGACTTACCTGCAGATGTTGACTATATTAAAACTCAAGTTGACGGCACTGTACAAGTTGATAGCGAAGGTACAACAGTAAGCGGACTTAGCGAAGGGTGGGCACCGGTACAAAGTCAAGTTATGATAACATGTACACCAATATACTCAAGAGCAAAAACATCACAGTTTAGTCTTGATAAGTTTGTTAAAGGTGATTATCTTGGTAATGGAGGATTTATCTAATGGCATCTTACGGAGCTACAAGCCCATATGGCAAAACAAGAATTACTAGAGGAAGTTTAAATGTATTACAAATACGTCCAATTCCTAAAAGTGATTCTGACGTATTATATGAAGTACAACCGCAATTTACACACAGGCCTGACTTATTAGCATTCTCAGTTTACGGAACACCTAAACTTTGGTGGGTTTTTGCACAAAGAAATATGGATGTATTAAAAGATCCCGTATTTGATTTAGAAGCTGGGATTAAAATATTTTTACCACAACAGAATCAATTACAGAAATTTTTAGGATATTAATTAAATGGCATTTGGTAATTTTAGACCTACAAAACTTGCGCAACAGAGTTTAGATCTTGTAAGAGGACAGGGCGAAAACCTTTTGAATGATGTAGTTGCACAAACAGGGTTACAAAATGCTTCAGATCTTGTAAACACTGGAATTAGTGTCGTTGATAAATTTACATCAGGTGCCGGACTTGATGTTGGAAGTTTAATACCAGATTTAGACATCAACGGCATAAAAGCAGGAATTGAAAGCATAGTTTCGAAACAAGGCGTAGAAGCACTTGCACAAAGTTTAACGCCTGACAGTCCTTTAGGATCAACAGAAAATTTACTAAAATCTTTTGCAAGTTATAATTACAATCTTACTTTTGCATGTTTAACAGTTAACGAACTTAATTTTCCTGATAGCACATATAGAGTAAGAGATCCACAAGTAACAGTATTACGTTCAGGCGGCGGCGCCCCAGGCAAAGCAATGACAGCTTACGAAAGTGAAACTGCTCAATTAGAATATTTTATTGATGACTTTACAGTTGGATCTGTTATTGCTCCTACTACTGAAACTAGAAGTTCAAATGCAACTAGTTTCAGCTTTACTGTACACGAACCTTATAGTATGGGTTTGTTTTTACAAACTTTAATGATTGCTGCAAATAAAGCAGGTCATCAAGATTATTTAAAAGCACCTTGGGCTATGATAATTGACTTTATAGGTTGGGACGATGCAGGTAATAAGTTAGCTCTTGGAGCAAACGTAAGAAGAGTTTTTCCTTTAAAATTAGCAAATGTTGAATTTGATGTTAATGCTGGCGGAAGTGCTTATGCTGTTGAAGCATTTGCTTGGAACGAACAAGCCCAAACAACTAACACACAAACTATACCAGCAGACGAAAAAATAAGTGGAAGTAATTTATTAGAAATTTTGCAAACTGGACCTGAAAGTTTATCAGCAATATTAAACAAACGTGTACAAGAAAATGCACAAGATAGTCAAGCGCCGATTAACAAAGATGAAATAGTAATTATGTTTCCAAAAGAATTAACTTCTAGTTTAGGATTAGCAAACGTAGCCGGAACCGGTAGTGCAGAGAAACCTGCAATGACTATTGAAGAATATTATATATCTTTAGGACAATCAGGTACCGAAGATGATTTTAATGAATTACTTGAACAAGGTGAAGATCAATATCAACAGTATTTGTTAACTACAGTTTCAAATAATAATATTGTTGCAGCTATACGTCGAGTTGCTGAAAATGAATCAGCAGTAAATGCTATAGGAAAATCAACTCCGGCAAAATCTATGGCTGAAGGAGGCGCAACTCCGTTTGGTAGAGAAGTATTCGCAGTTGATAGTAAAACCGGAGTTTATCGAGCTGATAAAATTCAAATTTCAAATGAATTTAAGACATTTCAATTCCAACAAGGAACTAGTATTGAGCAAATTATCGAAGAACTTGTAATTCTAAGTTCTTATGGTAGGGCAGCAGCACAAGCACAGCCCGACAGTGACGGCATGATTCCTTGGTATAGAGTACAAACACAAACATTTTTAGTACCTGATCCTGAAGTACGTAGACGTACTGGAGAAAATCCTAAAGTTTATGTGTATGCTGTAGTTCCTTATAAAGTACACTCTAGTGTGTTCTCTAATACTACACAACCGTCAGTAGGAATTGAAAAACGAAAAGCACAGGCTGCAAAAACGTATGACTACATTTACACTGGACAAAATGACGATATACTTGACTTTGAAATTAAATTTAATAATTCATTTTATAAAGCATTAGGGTCAAATATAAATGGTAGTGGCGATTCTAGAAATGCATCTAGAGACGGTGCATCTAATCCTAATAATGCAAACTTTGACGCAGCAGACGGAGTTGATGCTCCGTCATACGGCGGCGATGCTTCGGTTAAAGAAACACACGACGGATTAAGTACTGGGCAAACAGGAGGCAGTGATAGTAATAGTCCTGAAGTCCAGGTTGCAAGAATGTTTAACGAAGCAATTGTAAATAATGGTGTAGATATGCTTACTATGGATATTACAATAATAGGAGATCCGTATTATCTAGCAGACAGCGGAGTAGGAAATTATAGTAGTCCACCATTAGCACAAGCCTATACAGTAGACGGAACAATGGATCATCAACGAGGAGAAGTCGAAGTTAACGTTAATTTTAGAACTCCAGTAGATTATCAAAACGGAGAAATAGTTTTTCCAAGTGTAGATAAGAATGTTACAATTGGTGCGTTTAGCGGATTGTATAAAGTTATCACTGTAGAAAACAGTTTTACTGGAGGTAAATTTACACAAGTATTATCCTTACTTAGAAGAAATAATCAAGACGAAAACGAAGGATCAGGCACTCCGGATAATACAAGTGCAATTGCACCAACGAAAAGCGATAACACTAGTAATACTGACACTGGAAATCCAGTAACAACAGCAAATACCCCACCGCCAGGAACAGGAACAGCACCAGCAGCATCAGGAACAGAACCGGCAGTAACACCAGCAGCAACGCCGGCAGCAACACCGGCGGCTACTCCAACAGCAACAGTAAGTAGATCAAATGTTGATGTTTGGGGTTTTCAGAATAGAACATAGGAAAGTAAATGGCAATTGACGGACGTCCAAGACAACAAAATATAGTAAGAAATCCAGGACCATATGAAGCTATCGTAGTCTCTCATCTTGATCCAAAACGTATGGGTACATTACAAGTTGAGTTACTGAGAAATAGTACATCAGGTAATCAACCAGAACGTTCAGGACAAATTGTTGCTGTAAAATATACAAGTCCGTTTGCCGGAGTAACGCCCATAAGCGGAAATAGTACTAAAGAAGATTTTTCAGGAACACAAAAGTCTTATGGTATGTGGATGGTACCGCCAACTCCTGGAACAAGAGTTCTTGTAATGTTTGCTGAAGGTAATATTGCAAGAGGTTACTGGATAAGTTGTATACATGACACTTATATGAATTGGATGACTCCTGATCCGTGGGCAGGTTCAGAATATAACAATCAAGAACAAGGACGACCACTACCTGTAGGAGAATATAACAAACGAACTACTTCCACAGTTGGAACAGATCCAAATGTATATATTAAGCCAGTCAATACAGATTTTTATAAAACTCTTGCAAAGCAAGGTTTAGTTGATGATCCAGTTAGAGGACCTGCAAACTCGTCCAGTCGTCGAGAAGTTCCGTCTCATATATTTGGAATGAGTACTCCAGGACCTCGAGATAAAAGAGAAGGTGCACCTAAAGGTCCAGTTGGTCCACAAGAAGCAAGAACACAAACATTTAGCAGTGTACTTGGCGGTTCTAGTATTGTAATGGACGACGGCGACGAAAGAGAAATAAGAAACAGCTATGCTACACAAGGTGCTAAAGAATATACAAACTTAGTAGATGATAGAGATGCAACTACAGGTATAAAAACCATTCCTAAAGGCGAATGTATGAGATTTAGAACTCGTACAGGGCATCAAATATTAATGCATAATTCAGAAGATTTAATTTATATTGGTAATGCTAATGGATCGTCGTGGGTTGAACTAACAGGTAACGGTAAAATTGATATCTATGCACAAGATAGTATTAGTATTAGAACAAATGTTGATCTTAATATTAGTGCTGATAGAGATATTAATATGACTGCTGCTAGAGATATTAATTATAATGCAGGTAGAGATTATAAATTAACAGTTGGTCAAAATAGTGACTATAAAGTCGGTGCTAAACATAATATGGAAATTGGCTCAGATGAAAATCATTATGTAGGTGCATCGCAAAAAATATTTGTTGGAGCAGCAGGAGACTTAGTAGTAACTGGCGCACATAAGATTACTAATCAAGCTACATTTGATATTAATACAGTTGGCGATAGAAAAGACACACAAGCAAATTTAGATTTAAATACCGGTGGCTATAATCGTGTAACTTCAGGTGCCGCAACAGAAGTAGCATCGGGTGCTGATATCTTAATGTCAGCTTCACCAAATATACACTTAAATGGTCCAGCAGCAACTAGTGCAGTAAGTGCGGGAAGTGCTTCAGTAGCTACTACAGCAGGATCTGCGTTATGGCCTGTTAGAGTTCCTGTACATGAGCCTTGGAATGCACATGAACATTTAGATCCTGGCACATTCACGCCGCAATATACACAAGCAGCACCAAATCCAAGTCCTGCATTAAGAGAAACTTCACCGCAGTTAGGTAGTGATGCAGACTTAGCAGGTAGTGGTGCAGCAACAGGTGCAACAGTTTCAGCAGCTAACATAAACGGCTCACAAACAGTTGTTCCAGGAGAAGTTGGAGTCAGCGGCAACCAACCAGCAAAACCAGTTGAAGTTACACTATTGCAACAGTTTTTCTTAAGTGAACTTATTAAAAAAATTGGACTTGATCCTGCAAATGCTCTTAAAACAGCAGATCCTAATAGACTTGGTGATGGTGAAACTCCGGGTAATGCAGAAGCACTTGGTATGGCAATGGCACAAATACAAGCAGAATGTGGATTCAAACCAAGAAGCGAAAACTTAAATTACAGAGCTAGTACACTAAGACGAGTATTTCCAACTCGTGTAAGAAGTGACGCATTTGCTCAAGAGCTTGTTGCAGCAGGACCTGCTGCAATTGGTAATACGTTGTATGGTAACAGATATGGCAATGCACAAAACGAAGGATATAAGTATCGTGGCCGTGGGCTTATACAGCTAACATTTAAAGGCAACTACGAAACGTATGGTCCAAAAGCAGGACATCCTGAAATTGTTGAAAATCCTGATCTAGTTAACGATCCTGAAATTGCTGTAAGAATTGCATGTGCATATATCCAATCTAAAACAGTGAGTTGGGATAGTTACGATTTTGGAGCGTTAGGTGAACAATTCCGTAGAGCAGTCGGTTATGCTGATCAAGGCGGCGCAGAAACTGCTAATCGTATTGGTTTAGGAAGAGGATTTGCAAGTAAAATTATAACTGGCGATTTGACTCCTGTAGCAAGCATTACAACAGAACCAGCAGGTACAAATATTGAAGCAGGTAACAGAGTTGATCCTGATGCTTCTCCAGCAGCCGGTCCACAATAATAGGGTAAATACGTTATGAGCACACAAGAGAAAAAATTATATAAAGAAATACAAGTAAAAACTAATAAACGTCCTTCGGCTCCGATAGAGAGTAGAGCATATAAAGGCGTTTCTACTGTAAACAGCGAAAGCGGTAGTTTTAATCTTTACGACATTGCTCTAATAAAACAAGACATTATCAATCACTTTCATATACGAGTAGGCGAAAAATTAGAAAATCCTGCTTTTGGTACGATTATATGGGACGTACTATTTGAACCAATGACAGCAGCATTAAGAAATGCAATAGCTGATAATGTCACAGAAGTTATTAACTATGATCCAAGAGTACAAGTAGATCAAGTTACAGTAGATACTTATGAAAGTGGTATAATGATAGAGTGTACATTAACATATTTGCCATACAATATATCAGAAAGTATGCGTTTAAAATTTGATGAAGATAATGCAATTCTTGTTTAGAGAATTAAATACGTACTTTTCTAATCTTAATAAATACTGTATCAAATAAAGGAAAGCAAGTATGTCAAGCACAGACAGACAAAACAGATTATTATTAGCGGAAGACTGGAAGCGAATTTACCAATCTTTCCGTAACGCAGACTTCCAAAGTTATGACTTTGATAATTTGCGTAGAACTATGATTAATTATATACGTCAAAATTATCCAGAAGATTTTAATGACTATATCGAATCAAGCGAATACCTAGCATTAATTGACCTTATAGCTTTCCTAGGTCAAAATATTAGTTATCGTATTGATTTAAATGCTCGTGAAAATTTCTTAGAATTAGCAGAACGTCGCGAAAGTGTATTACGTTTAGCAAGATTGCTTTCCTATAATCCTAAACGTAATCAAGCAGCTAATGGATTACTAAAATTTGAAACTGTAAGCACTACTGAAGAATTATATGATTCTAATGGCACTAACTTATCAGGACAAACTGTACTTTGGAATGATATTTCAAATCAAGATTGGTACGAACAATTTATTAAAGTTTTAAATTCGTCACTTCCTGCAAACTCAGTATACGGTCGTCCTGTAAAAACAGCAACAGTAAATGGAGTAAGTGCAGAACAATATAGAGTAAACGGAACAAATACAGATATTCCTGTATTTGCATTTAGTAAAAGTGTTGACGGAAGAAATACAAATTTTGAAATAGTGTCAACTGGATTAGAAAATACAGAAATCACAGAAGAAGCTCCGCTACCAGGTAATAACTTTGCTTTTTTATATAGAGATGACGGCCAAGGTGCAGGAAGCTCAAACACAGGATTTTTTGCACACTTTAGACAAGGTAGGTTAGATCAAGGAAACTTTAATATTTCTAATCCGTCTACTAACCAAGTAGTTGCGCTTGATGCAATAGATGTAAACAACACTGACACTTGGCTATACAAGTTAGATAGTATAGGCAATGAATCAGAGTTGTGGACAAAAGTCGACGCAATTGAAGGCAACAACATTGTTTATAACAGTTTAAGTAAAAACGTTAGAAACATTTACAGTGTCTTAACTAGAGTTGAAGATAGAATTAGTTTAATTTTTAGTGACGGTACATTTGGTGAACTACCTAAAGGTAACTTTAAAGTTTATTATAGAGTTAGTGAAAATAAAAGCTATGTAATTACACCAGATGAATTAATTAATATTACAATTAGTATACCGTATCAAAGCAAATCAGGTACTAGTGAAAAACTTACTATTGGTTTAGAATTAAAATATACAATTGACAACGGCACTACATCAGAAACAAATGATGAAATAAAAGCAAATGCTCCTGCAACATACTATACACAAAATAGAATGGTTACGGGTGAAGATTATAATATTGCTCCGTTGGCAATTAGTCAAGAAATTATAAAAGTAAAAAGTGTGAACAGAACATCAAGTGGTATTAGTAGATATTATGACTTACTTGATGCAACTGGAAAATATAGTAAAACAAACTTATACGGTAAAGACGGTGTAATTTATACACAAAATCTTACTAGTAAAGAAAATTTTACATTTAATACAAGAACAGACATCGAAGGTGTAATAAAAAATCAAATTGAAAGAATTCTAAGTGATTATAAAACTAAGAATTTTTACTATGCGAAGTTTTCTAAAATATTAGTAGGCGATTTAGGCGCACGTTGGAATCAAGTAACTAAAGCACAAAATATTTCAACAGGATATTTGACAGATGCAGATTCTTCTAAATTGAGGACAGGATCGTTTACAGGATCAACACTACAATTTTTAGAACCAGGGTCAATGTTAAAATTTACTGCTCCAGAAGGTTATCATTTTATGTCAGATAACTCTCATACACTTATGCTAGGACTTCCAAATCATCCTAATGCAACAACTTATAAATGGACTAAAGTTGTAAGTGTTAACGGTCCAGGTGTTGATAATACAAACGACGGTTTAGGTGCTATTGTTCTTAACGATGTAATACCTGGTCCAATTAATGGCGACTTAAATACTGCTCCGTTACTTACCGAAATTAAACCGGTATTTGTAACAGGTATTGAAACTCAAATTCAAACACAAATTATTGACCAAGTGTTTACATATAAAACTTTTGGTCTAAGATATGATTTTAATACTACAACTTGGCGTGTAGTACTAGAACCTAATCTCGATACTCTGTCTGCTTTTAGTACAGGTAAAACAGGAGATTTGACAAATCAAAATCTTGATTCAAGCTGGTTGTTATTATTTGAAACTGACGGCGAAACTTACACTATCACTTCTAGAGGACAAAGATACGTATTTGAAAGTGATAAAGAAATAAGATTTTATTACGATAGTTCGGATAAAGTTTACGATCCAATAACTAATCAAATTGTAAAAGATAAAATCAGTTTGTTAAGTATTAATACACAACCAACTGCAAATGGCTATGCACTTACTCCGTTTACTGTACCTTTTAATTGGGAAATTATAAAAGAATACAGAGATGCAGAAGGCTACGTAGATAGTAAAAAAGTAGAAATTGGATTTCTTGATTCAGACGACGACGGCGTAGTTGATGATCCAGAAATTTTTACAAAGTTTATTACTACTAATGATAAAAATAAATTTATATTTTTAAAGGAATATACAACAACTGATAATATTGACGATTTTAGATATGTTGACGCTGCAAGTGATCTAATAACACCAGTTTTAGACGAGCAAGAAATCATAGATAATGGTGTAACAACTTATCCTGACAACAGTGTGTTTTATATAATTAATAAAGACATATTTAAAGTATACAATACAACTACTGAAGCATTAGAATTAACTGTAAATTATCGTGCATACGAAGGTAGAGATGATATTATTTTCCAATACGAACATGCTGCGGATGAAAGTAATAGAATAGATCCTAGTAGTTCAAATATAATCGATGTGTATATGCTGACAAAACAGTATGACACTGCATTTAGGCAATACTTACAAAGTAGTTCAACTATAAAACCGTTGGCACCAAGCAGTGATGCACTTTTTGTAAACTTTGGTGAAAATATTAATTCAATTAAGTCAATCAGTGACGAGGTAATTTATCATCCGGTTAAGTACAAAGTATTATTTGGAAAGGACTCGTCAGAAGATTTGAAAGCAACATTTAAAATAGTTAAAAACCCTAGTCGTGTTGTAAACGATAACGAACTCAAAGCATCTGTAATAGGCGCTATTAATGAATTTTTTGCAATTGAGAATTGGGAGTTTGGTGATACTTTTTACTTTACTGAGCTTAGTACATATGTAATGAGTAAAGTAGCACCTAATTTATCTGCTTTTGTAATTGTTCCTTTACAAGAAGGTTTAACTTTTGGTAGTTTGTTTGAAGTCAAATCAGAAGCAGACGAAATATTTGTAAGTTCTGCAACTGTAGAAAATATTGAAGTCGTAACATCTCTTACTGCATCAAAATTAAAAGCTACTGGTGCAATATATGCAGACGAAACAACAACAGTACAATCAAATATTGTAAGCTCTCCAGGAGTAACAGTGTCAACATCAATACCAACATCGACATATTCAGGCAGCTCAAGTAGTTCGTCTAATTCAAATTCAGGAAGTTCGAGTAGTTCTTCTGGATCATCTAGTTCATCAAGTGGAGGCTATGGTTACTAATGGCTTACGAAAACGACCAAAGTGAATATCCATTACCAGCTGACGGTAATACTAATAGAAAAAGTGAAAAATTTCTTCCTAAGTTTTTTAGAACTGACGCTAACAAAAAGTTTTTACAATCTACATTAGATCAACTCACCCAACCAGGTGTAGCTGAAAAACTTAATGGATATTATGGTAAAAAAGTATCAAAAGCATACAACGCTGATGACAACTATGTAGGCGATGTTTCAGTACAGCGAGAAAATTATCAGTTTGAACCAGTTACGTTAATCAAAGATACTTTAGACAATACTACTTTTTATAAAGACTACAATGATTACTTAAATCAAATTAACAGTTTCGGCGGAAACGTTAATAATCAAGAAGTATTAAATTCGCAGGAATATTATGCTTGGAATCCAAATATTGATTGGGATAAATTTACAAACTTCCGTGAATATTATTGGCTTCCTTATGGTCCTCAAACAGTAAGGATTGCAGGACAGAGTCGAGGTGTTGAAAGTACTATTGCTGTAAGTTTAATTAATAATGTTGATAATAACACTTATAGTTTTAGCACAGACGATTTAGTAAATAATCCAACATTAATTTTATATAGAGGACAAACATACACATTTGATATAGATACTCCTGGAGCACCGTTAACATTTAAAACAAAGCGCACATTAGAATCTAGCTTTAATTATAATGATGGTGTTAGCGACCAAGAAGTTGAAAAAGGTAGTATTACAATCACTGTGAGAAATGATACTCCAGAAGTATTATATTATGTTGCAAATGATGATATTAACAATACTGGATTAATACAAGTCCGAGATATTGAAGAAAATACTGAAATTGATGTTAGTCGAGAGATAATTGGAAAAACTAGTTACACTACAAAAGATGGATTAAGTTTATCTAATGGTATGAAAATATCATTTGCAGGATTTGTAACTCCTGAAATTTATAGTCAAGGTGACTTTTATGTAGAAGGTGTAGGCAGTTCTATTCGATTAATTAAGGAAACAGACTTAGAAATTCCTGGAGAATATTCAGAAAATAAAGATGTGCCTTTTGATGTAAACGCATTTGATAGACTACCTTTTGCTAATGCAAATGGTTATCCTGCATCTAAAGATTATATTATTATTAATAGAGGTAGTTTAGATAGAAATATGTGGAGTCGCTATAATCGCTGGTTCCATAAAGATGTAATTGAAACAAGTGCATTAGCAAATGGACAAAGTATTAGCGTTGATCAAGCACAACGTGCTACAAGACCAATAATTGAATTTAATGCAGATTTAAAGTTAATGAACTTTGGTATAGTCAATAAAACAAATGTTGACTTAATTGATACATTTACTAAAGACATTTTTTCAACAATTGAAGGATCGATAGGTTATAACATTGACGGTATTGATTTAGTTGACGGCATGAGAGTGTTATTCACTGCCGAAGAAGACATTCGCGAAGCAGGAAAAATATTTAAAGTAAAGTTTCTTATTCATAAAGGTCGTAAACAAATAAGTTTAATAGAGGAAGAAGACTCTAATCCTTTAGAAAATGAAACAGTATTAGCACTAAATGGTCAAGAGTATCAAGGCCGTATGTTTTATTACAACGGAACAAACTGGAATCTAACACAAGAAAAAACATTAGCTAACCAGCAACCGTTATTTGAACTTTTTGATAATACTGGTATAAGTTATGCTGACTATACTGATAGTACATTTACAGGTAATATGATTTTTTCATATGCTATAGGCACCGGCACAGATGATGCACAACTTGGATTTCCGTTAACATATAGAAGTATTGAAAATGTTGGCGATGTTGTGTTTAACTTTGATTTGTTAAAAAGAACATTTACATATACTGATACTAATTTAGAAACAGTATCACTTGGTACTGACAACGGCTTTTTACATAAACATAGTAGTAGAGAAAATTTTGTTAGTGTTAACGGTTGGACAAAAGCAAGTAGCGAAAGCACACAAAGAGTTCTAAGACAATATACTGCAACTCGTAATCAAAAGAATTTTATTGTAGATGTATATAATGATAGTGCTTCTTTAACAGACCTAAATATTCGAGTTACAGTTAATAATGACTTTAAATTTGAAGGTGTTGATTTTAGTATTGTAAACATTGACAATAATGCAGTTGTACAATTTAATTCAGTACTGACGACTAATGATATTGTAGTTCTAAGAACACGTTCTGCAGCAACTAAAAATGAAAACGGTGTTTATGAAATTGCAGGTAATTTAGAAAGAAATCCTTTAAACAACGATATTACAACATTTACTTTAGGTGAAGTAAATGAACATGTATCTAGTATAGTACAAGAAGCTGATAGTTTCTTTGGTAATTTTCCAGGTGTTGGCAACTTACGAGATATTGCTAATCCTTCACAATATGGTCGAAGATTCTTACAGCATACTGGTCCTATAAATTTAGCGTTATACCATCTTACAGATAAAAGTGCTAATATTATTAAGTCTGTTGATTTTGCAAGACGAGAATATGCAAAGTTTAAAAGACTATTTTTACAGACATCTACACAACTTGGGTTTGACGGAACTCCAAAAGCACACGTTGATTTAATTTTTAAAGAATTAAATAAAAATAAAACTAGTTCATTACCGTTTTACTTTAGTGATATGGTTCCAACTGGCGGCGCTAGAGTATTTACGTACACCGGAATTCCTAATAATAAATTTTATGCACTATCAGAAGCATATGATATTACAAAATCAGATATTAAAGCAGTAACGGTTTATGTTAACGATGATCAATTAATATATGATGATCAATACTCCTTTAACGCAGACGGCTTTTGCCAAATTGAAGTACCGTTAACTGAAGACGACCAAATAACTATATATGAGTACGAGACTACAGATGGTTCGTTTGTACCACCTACTCCTACAAAATTAGGAATGTATCCAAAATTTATTCCTCAAAAGTTCATTGACAAAT